TTCATTCTAGCACAGAAACTTGCTCTTCGCTTATTACCTTTCTTCTTGCTTGGTGCTTTTAAGTCAGAACCAGGATTATCTCTTTCGTAAGACTTTCTTCCCTTCTCATTTAAACCACCTTCTTTATTTTTTCCTGCTTTCTTTGTCCATGCTGCACCCTCACTTACCTGATCTTGTGGAAAGTTAGGAACATCCGTTGCGTGTTGAACTGACTTTTCTTTTTTCTTTATCTTTTTACCTTCGTCAACTTGAGAATCTGGATCAGTCATTTTACCATATGTGATACATGGATCTTTCCCACAACCACAGTTCTTTGACTTATCATATTCTTCGTTTTTCTTTTTATTCTTATGCTTCCATGCTGTAGCGTATGCTATACCTTCTTCACCTTTTGTCAAGTTACCATCCTTAGAATATGACTTCTTTATATGCTTTATCATCCTATCATACTTTGCACCCTTTGGTGCTTCTTCTTTCACACTATGTTTTTTACCTTTCATCAATGTACCATCTGGCATTACGTGATGACCAGCTGGTATTGGTTTACATTTTTGACAATCGTTACAGTAATATTCTCCCTCACCACATTTCTCTTTACCCTCTTTCACCATGATGACAGCATCATCTGTAGCATCTGACTCGTGGTATGCTAATACTCTACTGCCAGGATACATACCATCTACAATTTTTTGTGCTTGAGGTCTTTGCATTTTTGAAAGACTTGCTCTATACACTGGAACAGTAAACTGCTTACCTCTCCATACTAGAGAGATAACATAGTATCTTCCGTACATTGTTGGTATGCGTGTTGCCATTATTTTGAGAATGCTATTTTTGCTACTTTAACTGAACTACCGTTAGATGCTACAGACAGTGTATCTGTTGCAACTTTTTCAAATACTTCTACTGCACCATTTAGAACTGTCATACTACCAATGGTTGTACCACCAGAGTTCTTCCTTGTAACTACTAACGCAGCACTATGTCCATTATATAAACGAACAAGAGTTGCATTACCTACATTAGATGCAGAGGATAGATCCGCTTCAGCTGCTAATAATTTGATTACCATGATAGAATACTTCCTTTACTTTGTTATTTATCTTTCTTCTTACTTGCTTCTTTGAGCATTTTCTGAAGATCAGCAGTACTACCAACAAATAACGAATTGTTAGTTACTACTTTTTTAGGTCCTTCGTCTTTGATAGCTTTCTTATCTTTCTGAAGTGCCATTAATTTATCAGCGACATCACCTACATGTTTTATTAGTTGTCCTGCAACTTCATAAGCACGTGGATGATCAGATGACATAGCAAGGTCAAGAGCACCATTGACTGCTTCTTGTCCTTTGTCAATTAAAGAGTACAAGTTTCCTCTTGCATAATCATAGTCTTTATCAACATCTTCACCTTTTGATAAGTGAAGTTTGTTTTTATCAGAGACTACTTTTGGTGTAGTTGCTTCTTCCATAGTATCAAATACTTGGTCAAGACCTGATGTATCTTTATTGATTGGGTTTGGGTTATTCATAATAAGAAGTTGTTTCACCGAATCCGAAGTCATCACCAGCAGTTAGTAATGCATCATCTGCAGCAGAGATTACATCAACAGGTGTTGCTGCATTTGCAGATCCTGCTTTTGTTCCGTTCTGTGCACGACGTACATTTAACTTATCAGGTGAAGTCTTGCTCTTCACATACATGACTTCGTTTCCTATCTCAATGTATGACTGAGTAGGAATATTACTATAGTCAAGAACTTGTATAACAAGGTTTCTTGTATTGATAGCACTAACCAATTCAGTGGTACCATCTTGATCCTTGTCTGTTTTTGCTTTAGGTACAACCTGATATGAAACTTGCCTTGTAGCAGAAAGATCTGTAGTTGTATAAGTATCCACTTTTGCTTTCTTGATAGGTCCTTGAGTTCCTACAGGTCCGAAGATATATGACTTACAAGTAAAATTCATTGTAATCAAAGTAATTTTCTTGTCATCAAATGAACCTTCATAGTCATCACTATAGTTTACACTATTCAGTATGATAGGAATATCTCTGAAGTCACTCATATCATCAACTAATCTAATAGTCATTTGATATGACGGTTGGAATAATGGTAGTATTTGTTCTGTTATTTCTAACGCTTCATCATTTGTTTTTGATATTACATTTAATTCAAAATCAATATTATATGGTACGGGAGTAAATTGTTTCTTTACTGTATCCTTATCACTAGATTTTAAAGTAAGTGTAGTGGGAGCAAGTTTTCTAGCACTATCATATGATATCCCTGTCATCTCAAAAGATAGACGGGGAACTGTGATCGCAACCTTTTGGTTTAGATCTGCCTGTTGTTCTAGTCTTGCTAAAAATTTCTGTCGAGGACCGTACGCTAGTGGTACTTTCATCCTACTGTATATTGAACCGTCTGCGTTTTCTTTACGACATTCTATGTTATTAAAAAGAGTACCGAATCCAATAACGCACTTTCTAATAATTTTATTGTATGTGTATGCACCTAACATGTTATAAGTTTCCTGCTATTCCAAATGGGTTTCCTTCACTAAAGTCCATAATGTCATCACCTAGAGATTCAAAAGTTACACTCTCTGAGTATTTAGGATCAGCGGTTGCCTGTTCATTTCTATTATCTAGAATCATAGTAGCACCCGAAGTATCACCTACCATGGATTCTCCTATAACAAATGAACCAGTTGGGGACTTAAGTTTGACCCAACCTTCCTGAGCATCCCACTCAACTAGTTGAGCAGTTGCTGCAGATGTAGCACCAGTGACTTGTTCTGGTACTGCGAATGTACCAGTTAGACCAGATGGTGCAGCAGTAAATGCAACAGTTGCACTTGTGTAACCACTACCACCGTTAGTTATATCTATGAGTTTTACACTCTTGTAACCAGATCCACCTGATAAAATGTTAATTGAAGTTAATACTCCATTAGTAAATGTGGGGACTAAAGTTGCATTAACTCCACCAGTATCAGGTGCTGTTACATTTATAGAAACTCTGTCCTCATCATAGTCTGCACCTCCGCTTACTATGTTAACAGATCTTATCTGTCCTTCTTTTACAACTCCTCTAATCACAGCAGATGAAGTTGGTGAACCACCACTAAGAGTTATATTAACTAAGAATGCTTCTGCAGTTGCACCCGTGCCATCTCCCGTGATAGTTATTAGAGGTGTTTCATTATAACTGCTACCATTATCAGTAATAAAGATATTACTCAATGCACCACCATCTAGTACAGAAGTGCCTGTTGCTGTGATACCAGCAGTTGTGAGATAGTAATGCTTAACAGTGTAACCGTAATCAACAATCTCATCATCTCCAGCAAATACATCGCCTTGCTCGTCGCTGTATTCAAATAATTCTGCTCTAAGTTTGTAGACATATCCTTTACCTAATTGATAGAATGGTTCTTCATGCTCTACGAATTTAATTTCAAAGTAGTTAGCAGTAAGTGGTAAGTATATTAGATCACCTTCTTGTGGTCTCTCTGGAGCTTTATAATCTTTGTCTAGTAAAAGAAATTGTGATATAAGATCTGTAAATCTTTGAGATGAAACGACCATAGTTATTTCATCAGTTTGTGCTACACCAAACTTTGTAAGTAAATCTCCACCACCTTGGAAACCATCAAAGTTTTCCATATATGCTTCTATAATATATGAGTCATTAAATTGACCTATGACCTCTTCATTAAATACACCATCAGTTAACATTATTTCTCTAGGGCAATAGAGAATATCCATACCAAACATCTTAATGAATTCCTCAGTAAGATTTTGCTGTAAGAACTGTTCGTTCCTAGTACCATTTGTGAAGTAGGTGTTTCTTGCCATTATCCTATCATGTCTAGAGGTGGCATTTCATACTGTGTAAGCATTTCAGTCTCTAACTTTGCTACCTTTTCTTTACCCTCGTTGTATATAAACTCACCATTCATAGTAATTCCACCTGGCAACTGTGCTCCTTGGAACTTGATTAAGTTAGCACCCCACTGCCTTTGAATCAATGCAGTCACATATCTCTTTAACCATACGTCATTATAAACATCCTCAAATTGTGTAGGGTCAACTGCACGATAACATTCTAGAACTAAGAACTGATCTGCAGGAACATCAGTCTTAAAATCTAAATCAAGATATAATCTATCACCACGTCTTTGAAATCTAATCTGTTTCTGTCCCTCTAACAGATAGTAGATATCTTCTAATCTTCTATTGACCATTTCATATGTAAGGATCTCTGTCTGTGTAAGATCCCAAAGGTCATTTAATCTCCACTGATATCTAACATCAAATAAGTTTGTGACATTCTTAGATACAAAATCAAAACACTTAATAACAGATGTCACGTATGGTGGCATCTTGATGTAGTTGTTCTGCTCTTTGAATGTGACAGTCTGACCAGATGATGTTCCAGAACTTACAGTGGTATCAGTATCTGTTGTCATATCATCTAACATCAACTGACTATACTGTACTTTCAAATGGGTTCTGATGTAACCATCCATATGTCTTTCATTAAAAAACTGGATAGCATCATCCACGAGGTCACTGATTTGATCATCCTCTATGTTTATTTCTAGGACTGGTGCACCGTTTTGACGCAATGCATAATCTATAAGTCCTTGTCTGGTTGATGGGGAAGCCATGTTAGGTAGGATTGATGTTGAATCTAATTCTTACATAGTATGTAGTATTAGCACTTAAGTTTACTGCACCAGGTAAGGTATAAGATAGTAAGTTTGTTGAGTTACCAAGAGATTGGTGAACGATAGTTGAAAAGGTATTTGCAGGAGCAAATTGCCAATCACTAGATGAATGAGTGTAACCAGTCTTCATCTGTATACCAGCAACATTTATTGTTGGGTTGAATGCTGGTGTAATAGTTTGTATATCTGGTTGATCAACTAATGGAGTTGTAAAGTTTACTGCTGATGAGAATGCACTCTCAAGACCAGCGTTGTCTCTAAATTTAACCTGTACAGAGTATGCAGTATCAAAGTCTAGAGTTCCAGATGGAACAGTGATAGATGTTTTGTTACCAGTATCACCACTAGCAAATGTGTCTGCTGTGCTATACACAGTGACGTTATCACTAACTCTTCTTATTCTCCAGAAACTAGAGAAGTGAACTGATCCAGAATACTCTACAACATATGCTGATGTATTAATTACAGGTTGTCTAGAGAATGTTTTACTGGTATCAGTATCAATAACAGGAGTGATGGAACTAGGTGCAGATACGAACTCAGACTCATTAACAGTGAGTGTTGCTGCATTCGATGTAACTGTTGTAGCATTTGGATTACTTAATATACAACGGAATTGTTCTGATGGGTTTGTTGGATAAACTGTAGCGGGAGTTGTATATGTTGCTGTGTTAGCACCATTTATATTACTCCAAGTTGCTGCATTATCAACAGACTTCTGCCACTGATATGTAATAACATCACTTGTTATTGATGCAACTATGTTAAGTGTTGCAGTCTGTCCTTCAATAACACCAACGTTTTGTGGTTGTGTACCGATTGATATGACACGTAAGATTGTTAGTAAAGCAAATGTAGATGTGATAGGAGCAGATGAACCTACAAGAGATACAGTACATGTATAACGGTCATTGTTGTCTGCAGCAAACGTGGTTGTTGGAGTTGTATACGATGCACTCGTTGCTCCTGCTACAGTGGTGTAGTTGTTTCCACCATCATCAGATCTATTCCACTGGTATGTTGGAGTTCCACTACTAGATGTGCTTGATACTGAGAATGTTCCAGTGCCACCTTCGTTAACAGTTGTGTTAGCTGGTTGTGCAGTAATAGAGAATGTTCTTACAACTGTAAGATCTACAGCGTTAGTATATGCCGAACCAGATGCTCCAACAGCATCTATTTTACAACGATATTTGTCTTGATGATCTGCAGCATATGTGGTTGCAGCAGTTGTATATGATGCAGAAGTTGCTCCACCAATTGAACCCCATGTTTGATCTGATACAGCTATGCTATTACCTTGACCTGTATGGAAATGACACCAATACCAAAGTGTTGCATTCTGTTCATTAATAGGTACAGTCCATTCTATTGTACGAGTAGTAGCAGCACCAAATCCACTAACGTATCCAGCCATGGTGACTTGAACACCATCTAACTTGTAGGTGACACCCATCATGTAATGAGATCCACCAGCCAACTCTCCGTCTTGTGTTGTACTAAACATCATTGGATGTTCTTGACTATTCCAACTAGAGTTAGTTGAATCTGACTGATCAAAGATATAAGTAGATCCTTTCTTTACAGAATAAGAAGCTGGTTTCTCTACACCATCAAAATAAAATACACCTGTTGCTTGACCACCAACTGTATCAGTTCCAACTGTAACTGCAATGTTTCTATTACCATCATCAGATTTTTCCCACTGATATGTGACACTAGGACTATGTGATGATTGTCCAGCAGCCCCACCTCCACCACCACTAGGAGTATCAAATTGTTCTGTCTCGAATGATGATGAAGCTGCGTTACCACCAACAGGTGCCATGGTAACATCACCGAGTGTACTGAATGTTGCAGTAGAACCTTCATTTACTGAAGCACTGTTTGGTTGAGTTGATACAACCACAGTTACAGTTTCTACTTGTAATGTAGCAACGTTAGACGGTATAGTTGTTGCACCATTTGCTGATAATAAACAACGGTATTGATAAGAATCGTATGCTGTAGTTAATGTAGGAGTTGTATAAGTTACTGTTGTACCACCACTTCCCTCAGATACATTAGACCATGAAGCACCAGAAGTTATTGATACTTGCCACTGGTATGTAATGTCTCCTGCATCATTATCAGATGTAGTTGCAGCAACACCAAATGATGATGTACCACCAACTGCACCAGTTATATTAACTGGTTGAGATGTTATATTAATTGTTCTTTGTACTAAGTTTCTTACAGCATTAGTGAATACTTCAGTAGCACCAGCAACGTTTAATTTACATCTATAGTAGTCACCGTAGTCATTGTCGTATGATGTACTACCTGTAGTATATGTTGTACTATTAGCACCACCTATATCAGCATATGTTGTGCCATCTCCATTCTGTGATATCTGCCATTGATATATGACAGTTGCAGCATCTTTTGTACTAGCAGCAGTGGTAAATGATCCAGCTGCGGGTGCCATTGGTTGAGAATTACTTGGTTGTGTGTCTACAGTAATTACACGAGTTACAGTAAGTGTTGCAGCAGTAGTTGTGCCTGGTGCAATAGATGTTGATGAAGACATCTTACATCTGTACTGATAAGTGTTGAGTGAGTATTGATCATCAACATTTAATGTTGACAATGTTGCACCACTATAGAAACCACCGTTAGTTACATTAGACCAACCAGCACCACCATTACTTGAGTATTCCCACTGGTATAAGATAGTAGAACCATCAGAACTTGTAGCAGCAACAGGACCGAAGGTAGCATTGACATTTGCTCCAGCTTCTATTGTTGTGGATACAGGGTTTCCTGTAACAGTTATTAGAACACCAGTTCCTGTTGTAGTAAATGAGTATGCACGAGCATTTTGAGTTACGTTTTCAGTAACAGTAAAGTTGAAGGTAGTATCAAGATAATCTGATGTTACAGTTCCAGATAACTCACCTGTTGAAGTATTGAATGTCAATCCAGATGCACCTATACCATCTCCACTAAGTGTATACGCTTCAAATGTTGGTTCATTAGCAAACGTTGTTCCAGCAAGTCCTAATTGTACACTTACAGTTGCACCGTTTGCATATGGACTACCATTCAATGCACCACTGGATGTTGTCCATGTTACACTGCTATCAACATATGGGAAGAATGCACCTATCTTTTTAGTGAGCGTAGAACCAGTTCCTGAATAATCAAAGTCAACACCTGAATCTAATGGGTAGTATGCTACGTTGGTATATGAACCTGTACCAGCTGCTTCTTGTGCATCTGTCTGGGAACGTAATGTAGTTGATGTGTAGACTACACCATCAATACTTTCGTGGGTCTTTGCTTCTGGATCTATTAGTGCTAAGTAATTATTTGAACCACCACCTGTTGTACCAGCAGTAGCATTTGAACTATTCTGTACAGTAATACTATTATTAACTCCACTTTCTGCTTGAATAGTCAACCATCCAGATTGTGCTAAACCAGATACATCTATACCACCAACAGTAATACCACCTGATCCACCAGATGCTGCTTGAACTGTAACAGTTCCATACATTGAGTTATGGGCAGAGCATTGATAATAGTAAGTTCCTGTAGTGTTTGGTGTCCAAGATAGAACAGAGTTTCCTATAGAACCTTGACCACTAGCAGCTGGTGTGTTTACCTGATTACCAGTTCCAGTTCCCTGTACAGTTTTAAAGTATGTTGGGTGACTACCCGCTACGTTTGATAAATTAAAGTTTAATGTATCTCCAACACTGATAGTTACTCCTGCGTTGTTACCACTAACATTACCATTTCTATCAGTTCCATTTAATGTGTAATATGAAGCACTAGGTGCGGTTACTGTTATATTGTAAGTGTTTGACACTGCACCACCAGATCCCGCTGTAGATCCAGTTGTTCTCAACTGACATTTCTTACCAACATTTCCTAGGAAATGAGAAGAGTCAGCAGGGTTGAACTTTATCTCTAAGAAATTATTTCCTGCTAAAGTTACATATGGATTGTCTATTAATTTCTTATCTTCTATACTATTAGTTGGATAGTATGTGGATGAACCTTTTCTTATATCTCCAGTAGCATCAGTGGTTCTACAGAAAGTTTTAAATGTTCCTGTTAAATTATTTGTAGTGAGTGTGTATCCATTTGCACCACACCACGCCAGAGCAATACCAGCAACTAAAGGTGCTGAGAATGATGTACCACTTATAACTGTATAGTTACTTGCACTTGTCTGAGGTGTGTTTGCTAACCAATCATATTGTGGAACTAAGATTCTAGAACCTGGTGCTACTAATGTTACGCCAGCACCATAGTTTGAGAAGTTTGCCCATCTATCATTATACTCAGTTGCACCAACAGATACTTTATTTTGATTTGCATCTACATTGTTTATACCACCATTGGTATTGTCAGCATATCCTGCAGTCCTTGAACCAGCAATACACTTTGCTTGTATAGGTCCTGCAAAGGCATCCGCACTATTTTTAAATCCATTACCAGCTGACCTTACAATAATAATATTGTATGTGCTTGATATAGTTCCTTCAATGTCGTCTAATAACTCTTCATCAGTTCCACTGTCGGAACCAGCGTCATTTAATTCAACGTAAGGATAATTCTGTGTTGGTATAGTAGGACCAAAGGATGAGTTGATAACAGCTGGACGATTACTACCTTTATAATTTGCATTACCACTGGTGTTGTGATCTATAACTGCCTGATAAGCACTAAGTATGTTCGTATAAGATGCTGATAATGAACTATCAAATGCCTTAAGTGCATATATCTTTGATCTCTTTGACACGCCAGCAGTTCTCCCAGCCGCCAAAATAGCACAGTGAGTACCATGTCCATTGTCATCTTCGTTATTAGATCCATAACCACCAGCATAATGTGATAACTGGAATACTCTATAGTTCTGTTGCTCTGTAGTACCGTTTAAATCAGAAACATAATTTGGGTCATACAGTTCAGAATGCAATGCTGCGTTGTTACCTGTAGGTCTACTTGCTCCTCTTACACCAGTATCAATGACGTATAGGTCAGCACCTTCACCTTGCTGACTGTAACTAAATTGTCTGTTTAAATATTGCCTATCCTGTTTTGTAATTCTATCTAAATGCCAGTAGTCAAATACGTTTATGGTACCATATTTGTTTGGAGATGCACCATAACGTCCCATTCCAGCAGTAGTTACATTGTAAAAATATAGTATAGATGGTGTCGCAGAACTTACTACTAATTCTACTGATGCACCAGCTTGTCCTGCAGTTCCTGATGTAGTTACACCCGTATTGAAAGATACTCCCCCAGTAGTATGTGTGCCATCTGGAGTTATAGAGAATAACATTGGGTGACCAGCGTTAGATGAATCACTCTGATCAAAAGTATATGTTGCTCCGTCTAAGAAACCAGTTTGGTTTGCGATTGTTGTATATGAACCACCTTGTGTCTGTGAAAATACGAACAAATCGTTTCCACTCGTAGAGTCTACTTTGACATATATTGTACCTGTTCCACTTCCTGTTAAGGATCTAGTATTACTAGTTGTATTGTTCTCTCCAGTAGAGTTTAGAGTGGTAGACCCACTAGTTACAGTTGTTAACTGAGACTCTTGTATTGGATTACAAGAAATTCTATTCTCATCCCATGTTGCTTTCTTAACAACATTTAATGCTCTGAGTTGATCCAAGATAACGCTCTCATATCTCTCAGGACAATCAAACGATACTATGGAAAAAGTTTTAAAATATTCTACAAAGGTTAAGTAACCATATAAATTCAAGATTGCTGACGTTGCAGAATCTAGACTATAGTTATCACTGACCCTTACTATTACCCTCTTCATTCTGTTGGTACAATAAGTCCTTCAGATATATTTATGTACTACTGTCGTTTGCCTTTGCTAATAGTTTCTGAACCTCTGCTTCTCTTACAGATTCCATCATCGTTTCAACAGGTTTCACAAACTTTAAGTCGTGTTTTTCATCAAACTCAAATTTAGTCCTGAGATGGGTTCTATTTCTTTCCACTATAATATGGTAGTAATTACCATATACATTTTTGGTAAATCCTATTGATATTATTTCTCTACCATCGTAAAACTCCCCCACTTTGTAGGGACAGGTCTCCAACGTGCCATCAAACTTTGTTGCAGGTTGTCTGGATGCTACGTGTTCTAGTTTCCTAGCTTCACTCGACGGGAACGACTTCCTCTTCATCTGGTTTCTTTAGTGTCATTTGTAATGCTTCAACAGCACCTTCCAATCTCAATACTTGTTCTTTACGAGTTGCAAGTGCTTTTTCCATCTCAACGATTGTTGCTTTTTGTTCCTTAAGTTGATTGGTGAAGTCTTTCACCATTGTTTCAGCGTCCATAGTTTAAAATGATAAGTGTACTATTTAGTGTAGAAATGCATTGAAGGTTAGGCGGTCTACATCCCATCCCTCTTGTCTAAAATATGGCGAGTGCCACATTCTACCTTCATAAACAAGGAGAGTATTGAACTCGTGTTTCTCAACATGGTACCTCTCCCAATGTTTAGTTTTGTATTTTGATGGGTCAAAGTTAACATATGCATTTACTTTGTTAACTATCCGTTCTATCCGATAATTTTTATCAGATGAAACAAACTCCTCATCATACTCAGCGTGTCTCCAAAATGCAGTACCGTTATCAGTATCTTCCATTTCTTCATCATAGTTTAATGCTAACACAGCAGCGTAGTGTGTGTCATCAGTATGAGGTGTAAGACTACACATTCTACATTTCTTTTCTACTTCGTAACTTTGAAATGTAAAATGAGAGAACTCTGGATCCTTCATTACCTTCTTAGATGCTTCAAAATAATTGTTTAAGATAAATCTAAACTGAGGTAATAATTGATTTGAAACATGTCCCAATCTAGAAACATAACCTGGTAAATTAGAAAACTCACCACCGACAGTAGATACATAATCTGCTGCCATAGCGTATGCTCTAACTTGCTCTGGGTTAACAAAGAAATTTTTTATCTTAATAACTCTGTTCTTTGCTTTACCTATATGAAGTTGTTCTACTTCCCAATCTTTTGGGTGTAGGGAATTTAATATCTTTGGATCAATTATTTTCATACTGTTTCTAACTGAGATGCATTTCTGTTTTTACCAAAATAATCTTTAATCAATTTGTCTTTACGTAAAACAAGAACGTGTAGTCCATTCCACCAGTGATTAGGATTCTCTATGACTCCACTTAGTATCCTTCTTTCAAAGAATATTTCTAACTGGTTCTCTTGTGTGAAAGTAATTGTACTCTCAACAACACCATCAAAGTTGGCATCATCTACTACGAGTATGAACTGATCATCTAAGAATGGAAGAACATGGTTCAAGTTGTTCATCTGTTCCATCATATCATGATTTGCATCATAAAACAATATGTTAGGTTTAACACCATCAAAGTCTTCTTCTGTTAGTTCATCAATAGATGCTTTGACAAATGCTGCATTACCATTCTCATACTTTCCCCAATAGTTTACTAGAGTATCATATGGGTTCCCAACCTCTGTCCACCTTATATGGTCTGTCAGGGGTCTTACATTGGACTCTGAGAAGTCATCTACTCCAATACATTTAACATTATTATTCATAGTTGCAGCAAAGAATGTGCTTCCAACATGAGTTCCAAGTTCTAGATATACTGCATCCTCGTGAGAACATAGACTGTTAAGGAAATGTCTAACACGATTAGAAGTTAATCCCATCGGTTCAAATCCATCAGGATTGAAGTTAGAGTTTTCTTGCATACCGTCATCTATAGCATTCAATACTCTCTGTACATACTCATCCATATCTACAGGTCTATCTTGTTTTTTAAGATGTGCATTAACAACATTTTCACAGTAGTTACAATCCCAACAATCAAATCCACAAGTCTTTATCTTCTCTCTCCATAAAGCAATAGGACTATCTTTTACAAGAAGGTCATCCATATACTTATTAAACTCTGGAAACATTGTTTCTATGTTTTCATTACCCCAAGCAGAAATTATATCCATGGACTCTTTGAGTTTCATAGCATTTTCTCTACCATGCATTTTAAATACATCAATACCAAGATCCAAAAATTCATTCCAATCTGATTTCCAAGGAGGTAAATTAGCTGCTTTCAGTGCGTGAGAGTTATCTTCTATATCCCACTTAGCACAAGAGTTTGTACTGATAGGATCCATAAAGTATTGTGGAGTATCCTTTGTTCTTGTACTATTGAAATGATAGTGTTCGTCCATCATAGAACAACCACCCCAACAACCCTCGTTAGTTAGAATGGATAACTCTACAGGTTTGCCAATAGATGCACAGTATTCTTTTGCTTTTTTTATTTTTAATAGAGCATTCTTATCTCTCATCAAATCTCTATCTAAATTGATGTAATGGAATCCTGCTTCCGCAAGAGACACAACTTCATTTGCTCTACTTACATTTCTAAGTATTGTATTCTTTATCTTTAACTCTGGAAATTCTTTTTGTAAAATTCCTGTAGCAACCCAACTAGTATGTGGTATAGTTACTATCTTGACACCCGCTTCATATAGTTGCCTAAAATTTTTGACAAACAAATCTAGATGTTCTAAGTCTGGTCTTACGTAGATATTATTAAACGTTGCTGATAATGGTATACCAGTCTCTTGATGAATAGCATATGCATTATAAAACAATTGAACTGGGTCACCTTGAAATACATCACCCATAGCATCCTGATTAAAAGGAGGCATCCTACACGTGAAGTATAAGTCAACAATATATTCTTTATGTCTTTTCAACCAAGGTATGAATACATCCTCAGCATACCTAGAATCAATCTTTGGGTTTATTGGAAGACTGAAGACGGATTTTTTCTTTGGGGATGTCATGTTTCACTTCAGATAATTGAGGAGTGGTTTCCTCAGGTGTTGTAATTTCAGAACCATTTATTTGTGGAGGAGTAAATTTACCACCCTCCATGATGTTAGCAACAGATCCACCCATTGCTTGTCTCATCTTTTCTACTCCTGCTCCAATAAGAGCAGAGTGGTGTACAGCTCCAGATAAGACTTGGACTTGATCATCAGGAGGTAGATTCATAATAGAATCCATGTTACCAGTGCCAACGTGTCCAAAAGAAATCATATCGCAAGCAGCTTGTTTTGCCATACGACTGATCCAGTATTTCTTATCTTCCTCCTCATTGGTATCTAGATAATACTCTACTCCTTTAGATTTGTCTACCATCTCTTCCAACTGACCTGTAAAGTTAGCAATCTCTCGTTTACATACTAAAACTTTTTGCTCCCAGATAGTTCTATCGTAGTGAGCTTTCTCAATTTCAACTTCAACCATTTCCTTATCTAAAGGATCAGTTGCCAGTTTCAATTGTCTATTGAGTTTTTTAATATCAATAGCGTTCTTGTCAAGACGATACTGTAACTCCACTCTAGTGTTGTCTCTAGACTGTAGTTCTAGCAATGCTTGCTGTACTTTTTTAAATGGTGTTATCTGTGTCCCAACTACAAAATTTTGGTTTTGATATTTAGTTTGTCCACCTTCTAGTTTGTACGAATGTTCTATCCAACCCTTTTCAGAATCCGAAAGTTCCATAAGCTAGTTCTCCATCAAGTCGTTTTTGATTTTCATCAATACGTCCTAACTTCTGACCCTGCTTAATCGGCATTCCAACATTCAAGTAATCTTCGTACAAGATGTTCATATCCCACATATTGTCACAGTTCCTGATCTGGGAACGTATTGCATGATATTTGCCTAATAATGAGGCGTAATCTATAAGATATTTATCATGGTTTTTGAGGACTCTTTTTACAAGTTCTCCTTTCTGCATTCCTCTCGTCATGCATAAGATATCTATAAAGGGAGTCTTCGAGTTCTCATCTTCGGTAAACCGTCTAGCTTCTTCAAGTTGATATAACCAACTCTCTGATTCTACATCACAACAATTTTTAAAGTTCTTAAATCTTAAATCAAACTCGTGTTCAATAACTAAGATTGCTTGCTTCTTCATATAAGAAAGAGCGAGTTGTATATTTTTAGATTCAACTTTTTTCTTTTTCTTAACATGTACCATCTCACCTTTGTCATTCATTTCCATGACATAATCTTTATAGTGAGATCTCACCTCTCCTTGGAATCGTGGTGCGTTTATAAATTCTTTCTCATCTAATTCAATATATCTCTTGAAGCAAGATTTAACTGTCTCAAAGACAAGTTTGTTCATCTTGACAGTTGTTACATTATGAAAATTAAATACAACTGAATATGTTGTAGAGTGTGGTTTTATATCTGCCATCCTCAATGTATCCTCATGGATAAGCATATAGATATAACCTTCTTTAATTCTTTCTTTGTCTTTAATAAACTTCTTAGTCTCTAATTCTAGAGGATGTTGAGGTACATATTTTGGACGTAAGAATTCCTCATCTTGTATAAGATCAGCAGGGATTCTTTTTTTCCACGCAGTATCTTCCTTCTCCTTTAGGAAGTCTCTGTTTGATATAAATTTATTCTCCATTTACCTGTTTCTTCAATGCATCAAATTCTTTTCTCAAGTCTTCATGCTCTTTCTTTAGAATCATGAATGCTTGGTAACTTGCGAAATCTGGTTGATTAAAATACATCAACGCATCGCTTCCAGTTTTAATACTTACATTTCCTGTTGACATTACTGATACCTCAATCCTGTTACTGCAAATGCTCCAGTGAAACATGCACCAGAGGATTGTCCCTGATGACCTTTAGGTTCTGCTTTGAATC